TTTAAAACATCTTCATCTACCTTAGGTTTACCGTTTGCGGTGAACTCTTGTGGATGCCAGCCATAATTTGTCTTCAGTCTGTCAGCAATATGGTCACGAGAGGCAGGGTTAAACACTACTTCTTTGACCTTGTAAGTCAGCACACCTTTTTCGTACCCACGTGTCTTATTATTTACCTTGGGTATGAACGGCTCTTTTATTTGCCATGGTGGGAATGCAGCCTGTAGTTCGGCTTCTAGCTTTGCCTTGCGAGATTGTAATTTAGCCAACAAAGCATGGGCTTTTGTCGTATCAAACGCAAACCCATAGGCTTCCATCTTACGTATCACTGCTGCAAAATCATGCTCTAACTCAGTGCTATCTTCGCTAGGTTCTTTGCTTAAGATGCGTTCATAAAGCGTCAGGTTAGAATAAACGTCCTGTTCACAATACTTCTGCATCGTTTCGGACCAGTTTTCCCAGCCTAGTTTGTACTCGTCCTTTAAATTATTGAGCCTCATGCCCCATGCTGCGAGACTATGAGAGCCAATAAGTTTAGTTGGAAAGTCTTTGTGCTTTTTAATGTAACGGAAGTCGTTCTGTTTGAGGTCTGACCATACCAACCGTGACATAATTAATGTGTCAAATATTTTAGGCATGGAATGATACCTCGTAAAGTTTCTCTAACATGGGCACATCAAAGGCTTGTATGTTGTGACCAATAATAGTTTCAGCATTAAGAAGCTTTTCTAAGCCATTGTTAATAGGAGTATAACCTTCCTTATCAGCACAGGATAATAGTTCACCTGTGTCAATATCAAGGAGCACTAAAGAATGGCATTCCGTTGCCTCTTCCAAGAGGCCATTGGTTTCAATATCAAATAATATATTTTTCATTTAAAAGTCCTGTTCGACTAATTCTGTTTCATCTTGGAAAGCATTAGGGTCTGCGACCTCAACCATGCGTCCCGTTTCTTTGTCGTAATGGAGGTAGGTGGCTATGCCTGTATCGCCTGTGAACCTGTTTTTAAGGACACGTATGGTTGATACATCAGGGTTTTCGCCTTGTTGGTTACGCTCAACGCCAACACAAATGTCAGATAGTTGAGCAATACCAGCAGAACCACGTAGTGAATTTAGGCTAATCTGTAGCCCGTCTTCCCATCCTTTGTCGCCAGATGGCTTTTTTAAATGGGAAACCAAGAAAATTCCTATGCCAGTTTCCTCGCACAGTGAACGTAGCTTGGTCATAATGACATCTATAGCCTTACGTTCATCACCATCATCAACACCAGACACAACGATTGAAAGATGGTCGAGGATAATCCAGCCAACACCACAGCCTTTACTAAGGTATCGGACTTTGTTGAGGAGATTGTCTGTAGCAAGGCTGCCGAAATGGTCGTACAAATAAACACGACCACTGCCAACAGTATTATCGTAGGCGGCCCTAAGAGTTGCATGTGATATTCCTTCCTTGTCGATGTGCAGAGGAATGTTTACATCCAGACCCATCAGGCCAAGGGCAGTGCGTTTTGTGTTTTCTTCTAACGCTATATATCCAATCGTCTGCCCTTCGTTGAGCAGATGATATGCTATTTCTCTACAAATTTGTGTTTTACCAACGCCACTGCCAGCCGTAATTGTGACTAGCTCACCGCGTCTGGCTCCCAAGGTTTTCTCGTTCAATCCTTGGTAAGGGTAATCAACGGTTATGTTGGTTTCTTCTTCTATGATTGCATCCCACATATCAGTGCCGGCAATAATACCGTCTGGTCTGTAAGATTTAGCACCCCACATTTGGTCAATTGCTTCTGAGCCTTTACCAGCCATCAGCATTTCGTTGGGGTCTTTTAAGGGTAGGGTGGCAATATGAGCTTTGCCTACCGATAATAATTGTGCAACTTCACTTGCTGCATTTCTGCCAGCATCATCTTGGTCAAACATTAAGACCACACGGTCAAAACTCTCAACCCATTCAAGTTGCTTTGCTACTGCTTTTTTAGCACCAGCAGCACCAGTGGATATAGAAACCACAGGAAATTTGTTGCCTTGTAGCTGGCTCATTGTCAGGCAATCAATTTCACCTTCAGTTATAACCAGCTTTGAACCACCAGTACGCCATAGGTGTTGACCGTAAAGGCCAGCAGCTTTGGTATCACCAATGAATTTAAAAGACTTGTCTTTGAACCTTATCTTTTGCGCTACTGGTTTTCCGGTGGGGTCACAGTAGGTCGCTATCTGAACGGGTTCATCGTAATATTCGCCTATCCCATACTTAAATTTCTGACATGTCTCTTCGGTTATGCCTCGTTTGGGTAGGGCTTGTATCTCAAGTATAGGCAGTAAGCCTGACGTCATGCGCGGTGTCTCCTCGCTCTCGTTGCTATGCGTGTGGGCTTCGCAACTAAAACAAAATGTGTGCCCATCCGTGTAGACTGCTCTGGCATCAGAACTTCCACAGGACGGACACGCTTCGTGACGGACAAATTCGCTGTCCTCAAGCGAAGGAGTAGACTGCATACTTTGCACCGCTTGGAGCTTTACGCAGTTCGCTAGTAATTTCTATACCAGCCTTTTTTAGCTTGTGTATTACAGCCGCTAGTCGCCAGATATTATAGTTGCTCTGTGCTTCTAGTGGTGAAATTGAGCCGTGGTTTATTAAGTGTTTAATAACAGTTTGCTTCTGTGTCATATGATTTTCCTATCTATCAGGTTCTAAAAAGAAAAAAGGCCCACCACTGGTGAGCCTCTAAGTTTATATGGTCGAAACTAGTTCGCCTGTTTCGTACCATTTGCTTGCGTCAAAGTTTGGGCAAGTCTTGCCTTTGTCAAAGTCAGTATGTGATTTGACTTCAGCATCTGGGAAATTTTTGGTCGTTAATTCGTCCAGTAAATCTCGTAACGTGTCGTATTGTTCCTCTGTGAAATTAATCTCAGGGCCATCACGACTTTCGTTCATACCGCCAGCAAGGGCGATACCAACAGATTTGTTATTCATTCCTCGAACATGAGCGCCTTGTTGATCTAATGGGCGACCATCTTCAATCGTACCATCACGCAATATTACTTTGTGATAGCCTATTCCTCTCCAGCCTTTTTCTCTGTGCCATTTGTCAACGACACTTGCATCTACATGCATTGAAGCAGGGGAATAGGTGCAATGAACAACAATGTATTTCACATCGTTTCTATTCATTAAGCCAATCCTCTGGGATGTCTTTTGCAGCCCATAAAAAGCCGTGCTTTTCACACCAAGCCGCATAAGTTGTTTTTGATTTTTTAGATATTCGAGAGTTGGGGTTAGAAAACACCATCCGAATATCCAGTTGGGGATGTTGCTCTTTGACGAGCAGCATCTTCTGTCTGTCAGCCGTAACAAAACGACCCTTAGTCTCAACGATAATTAGTTTGCCGCTAGTAGTAGTGACATAAAAGTCTGGCGTATAAGTCGCCTCTCTTTGCGGAACTAAATATCTGAGTTTATGCTGCTCGTACTCATACGATATGCCTTTATCAGTAAGTGAAACGGCCACGGCTCTTTCGAGACCTGACCGCCACCCATGCTTTAAACCATTGAGAGTTTGGGAATCTGTATTGCCACCGACCAGACTAAAAGTCAGTTGCTGCAAATTCCTTAGTTTCCTCTTCGGTTGTTTCTTCTGTCACAGTGCCAGTGTCAGTAAAGCCGTCTTCAACTTCAAATAAGTTGCTGGCTCCACTGCTTAAGCTAACAAGTGAAATTATCTGAACAGCAGATGGACGTAGTGAGAGACCAACAGACTTGGTTGCTGGCATGACGTAAGGCCATATAGTTGCTGCTATCTTAAGTTCAGAACCGCCACCAACTTGTGCCTGAGTAGGCGTTCTGCTGGCATCGAATAGCGCCACCTTCATATCAATGGTGCGTCCATCCTTGGTATGAACTTTAGCTTTTTGCTTAAACTTAAAGAGATAGTTGCCGGTCAAATTTCCGTTATCATCCATCTCTTCATCGTAAGGTGCGTTTGCTGTGAAGCGTCCAACCTTAGGGTCTTTGCTGGCTTGCTCTGCTTGGTAGTCTTCAAGCATCTTGTCCAGCTTTGCTATAAGCTCTTGAGCCTGTTCAGCAGGTATTTTTAAAGTCACCTTGTACTCACCGTCATCACTAAACTTAGTGTCGGGACGATTGAGCCAAGGGTAGACTGCTGTGCCTTTTGGAGACACGATTTGAACACGTTGGTTCTTTGCCATGTTATTTCCTCATGTATATTTTTTTATATCCACACCGGCCTCCAGTAGTCGGGAAAGAACGTCCACAGGCACTTGTACGTTGTACCTGTGGTAGTAATTCGCGGTGTGAATGAGTGCTTTGATAGGTTGCTTTGCCATCTAGAAAATCCTTTCTACTAGCTATAGTGCAACCTAACGATTGTATGTCTGCTATAGATGACAAATGGCTATCCTAACTAAAAAAGAACTCACTGTTACGAACAGCAGTTACGTCCAAGGAACCCTTTGGTGGTAAAGATGGCAGGGGGTCTTCTGTAAGTTCTTGCGCTTCTAGCAGAAAGTTTTCCATTGGGTCATTATCAACATACAAAGCCACAAACGCTTCTCTTATACATGCACTAAGCATTGGTACGTCAGATGCATGGCATCCAAAACTATCATGCACCATTGCAAAATGTGTGACGCCATTATCAGCAGCCAAATTTAGGGTCATGCGTAAATGACACCCATCGTTAGCGTGCACCCAGTTGGGGCTGATACCATTTGCTTGACGTCTGCTATCCAAGCGATACTGGTGCGGTTCTTGTAGTGACAGATAAATTAATTTGTCACCAAGTTTTGTTTTGATACGTCTTCGTGAAGTGTTTGGATAACTTTGTTTGACAATAAACCCGTCTAATGTGGTAAACCAAACAGGCAATTGTAGCCTAGCCAATTGTCGTGCAACGTCCTGTAGCCAATCCATGCCGTCTTTGGCTGCTACTACTGTATCGTTTATTGCGTCCCAAATTTTTCGGGCCAAATACACTGAGGCATCAAACTCTCGACCTTCAAGCACACTTTTATAAGCACGGTCTTCTTGCTTTCTGCGTTCGTCAGTTTCCACAATATATTCTTGGACAAATGAACGAGCCGAATAGAGCGTAGAACCGTAGACCCTTGTCATAGTGCAGCGTTTAGCTGTCTTACGGGTCATCCCATAATCTAACCACAGCGATGCGACTTCTGATTGCTCACCATTTACGTCCTGTTTTACAGCATTTATCGCGTGGTCAATCACTGTTTGATAAATATCTGCTGGTGTATCGGATGGAATTAAATTTACAGCCGCACCCCCAATCGGGTCACGTAAAGCAGCGGAGAAGTGCTGCAAACCAGAACACGAACCGTCTTTTGCTATTGGTATGTGTGATACGTGGTCTAATCCATTTTCACAAAAGCCCTGCCACTCCTTACAAAATGCAAGGAAGCACCATGGGTCATCTGCTTCAAGTGCCCACCACATGTTTTCTATTGGGTTTGATGCACAAGCCAGTATTTCGTCTGTGTGTTCTTGGACCCAATCAACACGTTCATCCATTCCAACTTTGTCAAAGCCAAAACAATTCGCCCCATGCACTGCCAATTCAAATGCAGCTTCATTTGTTCCCAGTGGTTTGCCATCTGAAAACTCAAGCAATCCTTTAGACAGTGAGTTGCCTTG